TCCTGAGTCTCCACTATCAGGTATTCTTGAACCTGCACCATAACCTGTATAAACTTTGCCACCACTTAATCCTAACAAAGATGCTAATCCACCAAAAATTCCCGGAAGCTGTGGTGCAGAACTATACACTCCAGTAATTCTTCCATCTTTATCAAATTCAAAATCTCTAACCTTACCTTTATCTACTAAATTTTTTATTTGCTTTCCTAAATAACCTTTTAATTGAGGATTTTTATCTATTGAATCTTGAATAGATTCACCATAGCTTTCACCATATCCTGTAAATCTACCACTATCATCTGTAGTATAATCACCACCCCTAGCACTATCTTCTTCTTCAGTAAAATAATCATTATCATCACTACCACTATCATCACCTGTAAAGTCCATGCTTAAACTTTGACTTGTATCTACATCAGAATAATCTTGTACATCATCTTCTTCATCACTCTCAAAACCACCACCATTATACAATCCTACAATACCACCTTCTGCTTTATTAGAACTGTGTATTTCATTCACAAGAAGTCTACGAATAGTTCCATACTTCTTTGGATATTTCTTTTTAAACTTTGCCTGCTCTGTACTTTTAGCATTAGCATAGTCTGTTGCTAAAGTATATAGTTCTTCATATAGATTGGCTACGTCTTCGCCATCTACACCATCATATATTTCATCACTCATTTTCTAAATCCTTTCTTAAACTACTTCCCTCAAACTTAGACTTAATATAATTTAATTTATTAATAACTTCATTAGGTAATTTTTTTTCTCTTATAATTTCCATAGCTTTTTTATTTAAAGGATTATCAGGTTGAAAGTAACCTTTTCCACCTTTGTCTGTTAGTATATATAAAAAATCATCTTTAAGTTTTCTTTTACCTAATTTGGTATTCGCATTAGCTATTGCATTCATTCCAAAATTCTTTTTATAAACCTTGTCTCCTTTTTTTGAATAGTACTTAATTTCTTTAATTTGGTTCAATCTATCTGCAAATTTTTTTGTAAGCTCTCTTTTCTCAAACTGAGAATCTGCATAAGCCTTTAAAATTTTTCTTATGTCTTCACTTGTATATGCTTTTGGTTGAAAGTCTTTTAAAGTTTTAATATAATTTTGATAAGGCTTATTAATTTCTTGTTGTTGATTATATATAAAATGTCCTATAGCTTTAGTAATATTCATAGTTTGCTTTCTAATACCTGTAGCATTATGAAACACAGTATCCTCAAGAACTACAGGATAACCTTTTTTAGAACTAGCTATAGGTAAATCGTTCTTTTCCCTATGTTCTTCAGAGTCTTTATCTTCATAATATCTTATTCCATTTTTAATAGCACCGGGCATTAAGTCTTGTGTTATAAGTTGTCCAGTAGATTCTAATCTACTTATTTCTCTACCATACTCATCTCTACCTGTGAACAGTTCTATCATTCTTTTTGTTAAAGCCTTTTCAGAAATAAAAGGAGAAAGCAGTTTATTAAACTGATTATCAAAATCATCCCTAATACGTGTGTCTTCAGGATTTATACCTGCAAGAACTGCTCCATACATAGCTTTAGCTGCGTCTTTTATAAATGCATAAGTATCTAATGCACCTCCATCTACAAACTTTGTATATATATTTCCATCTCTTGATTCATATATAGGAGTATTAAAATGTTTTGTTGTGTTTTTTTGCCATTCACTAAGTAAATTATCTAAACCTTTTTTATCTTTTTCAGATACACCCATACCAAATAAGTCATCTTTATCTGTATTATCAAACATATATTCTAAACCTACACCTGCAAGAACTGCACCTGATAATCTTCTTGCACCTATTTTAGCTAGTTCAATATTACCTGTCCTTATTCCATTATAAAAATCTAAACCACCTTTAATAACAATGTTTTTACCTGTTCTTAAAGTCTCTGCAGGAAATGTTGCATAAGTTCCTAAAGGAAACCTAGATAAAGCTCTTACTATAGGAACTGCAGTACTATAAGAATGCATAGTATTTCTCACAACTTCTGCTGCATAGTCAAATAATTCATCTTCAGACATATTGGGAAATGCTCTTCTATAAGAAGAAATTTCTGCCTGTAATGCAGTTAATTTACCAAAGTCATCTGCAACACCATACGCTTCTGCAGTTGCCTTTGTTCCCTTTCTAAAAATTTCTTTTGTTTTTCTACCTGTTAACCTTGCACCTTCTTTTAAATCTTTACCTTTATAACTTCCCCTTGCTAGTAAGTCTTCATCAAGAACATTTAAATTTCTTCTAACAATTTCTGCATTAACACTTGTGTCAACAACATTTGCAATTTTTGCCTTTTCAAAAAACTTCATTGCTTCTTTATCATTATTAGCAAATTTTTGGTACAAAGTTTTAATTGATTTTGCAGCTTCTTTTCCTCTTAATATGTGTCCATTTGCAATTAATGTTTGAAGCATTCCTAAAGCATTAACTGCGTGTGCAGTTTGGTCAAATACAGTTTCAGTTGCTTGTATATATCCTGCAGGTCTAGTAAATATATTAGTAAAAATATTATTACTTTGATACTTGTCAAAAACATCTATGCCCTCATCAATCATTTTATACAGTGTATCATCTGTACTAAATTTTCCAAGACCTATAGATGAGCCATCACTTCCTATTGAACCTAATTCTTTTTTAGCTATATCTGATAATTTAGAACTTACACCTATTTCACTATCTCTTACTATTTTAGACACTTGACTAGGAACTCCCATCCAACTAGGAAAAAGTCCACCTAATCTAATTTCCTTTCCTGCATTTTTTTCTGCAAAATTTTTTATATCTTTTAAGTACTGTGCTTTTGCTATAGTCTTATTAAGATTACGCATTGTTTCTACATAGTTTCTGTAAGGGTCTTTAACTTCTCCTAAAAATTTTGCAACAGGCTCATCTATATCTTTTCTTTTTGTAAAAACTTTTATTGGTTTACCTTCATAAGCAAAGTCCATTATATTTGAAAATAGACCTGAACTGTTTTTATTTTTCTTAGTTACGCTATTAATAAAGTCATCTAATACACCATCAACATTTGTTTCAGTTATAAATTTATTATTATTTATAAGATGATTTCTCATGTTATTAATAATATTAATAACTTCTGTGTTGTGTTTATTATCTCTAACTCCTGCTCTATAGTCTTTAGCTTCTAATAAACCTTTATTTAATTTTCTAACCCATTCAGGGTTTGTATAAAAATCATAAGTTTTAGTTAAATATAATTCTATTGCAGGCTTAGTTGATAGACTTGTTTTAGTGTCCATAACTAAACCTAACTTACTATTATCACTTAAACCCATTATATCTTTTAAGTTTTTACTTTCCTTATCAATACTTTGTCTAAGTTTGTTAACAATATCTACAACTTCATTTGGAAGTCTACTAGCAAGTTGGCTATATTTTAATGATTGCTCTACAGTTCCGGGGTCAACTATTTTACCATCTAATTTTTTTACACCTTTTTTAATAAACTGTTTAGTTTTTAATAGTTCATTTGTATCATCAAGTAATTGTTGCTTTCCTTTTTCATCTAAATTTTTGGTTGCTCCTTTTAGAACTGCATTTAATTTCTTAGAATTGTTTTTTATTAAAAGTTCTTTTGCTTCTGCATATTTAATTTTTTTTGTATAAGCTTTAAAAATTTCACTAGGAAGACTAGCTTTAGATGTTAACATTCTTCCTAAACCTGTATTTATTTTTCCTATAAAAGAACTTATCTTACCTTTTTGCAAATACTTTCCCGGTTTATTTTCCACAACAGCTACATCACTTGCTACTTTATTAGAGCTATTTTCTACAGGAGTTTCAATTTTATTCTTAACTGCTTTTATTTTTCCTAATGTTTTTGAACCACCAAACTTTAAAACTTTAAATATAACAGAAAGAGGAATACCTAAAGCTACTGAAAGACCTGCACTATCTATAGTTTGTTTTAATAATCTTTCTGATACAGTATCATCAGGATTTATATCAAGTTTAGCAACTAATTCATCAACTTCTTTGTTAATTCCTTTTGCATTCACTAACTCCATAATAGGTTTTAAATGCTGTTCGTTTTCATCTTTTGCTATAACATCTGCAATTACACCTGCAGCACCATATTTACTTGCCTTACCTAATCTAGTTGTAGCCTTACCTGCTTTTAAAACTTTAGCTGCTCCCCCAAAAGGAACAATGTATGAACCTAATTCTTTTCCTATACTTTCTGTAATAGATAAATCTTTATCTTCAGGAAAAAAAGTTTTACTTAAAAAATCTGTAGTAGCTTTACCTACTTTAGTCTTATCTAAATTATCATCAATAAAATTTAAAGCTTCAGATAACTTACCTTCTATAATATCTGTTCTTTTTTTACCATAAACAAGCTCTAAGGCATCACTACCTAAGTCTGCTATATCCTTTCCTGCTTCTCCAATAGCTGCAGGAACAACTCTTAAAGGATTAAATGCAAATGATTCTGACCTATTTTCTGCCATATTATTATATTTTATCTAAACCTAAATCTAAAATTTCTTGTGGGTCAAGTACACTTCCACTTCCTGAACCTGAACCACTACCTTCATCAAGACCTCCAAGATTACCACTTGTCTCATTTATAAGTTTAACAGCAGCTTGCTTTCCCTTAGCTCCTCCACCAGCTTTAATAAAAATATTTAATGCATTGTTATACATATTAAATACTTTATCAGCAGCTTTTGTAGTTAATGCTTTACCATCTTGAGTTACTATATCATTATTTTCATTTAATTTATACCCAAATTTTAAAGCAACATCTTTTCTTAAATCACTTGCGTCACTCATATTAAAACTTAAACCTAAATCACTAGCTGCCTTTATATAATTATTTGTTATTTCAGCCATTGCCTGTTGAGTTTGTATTTGATTTTTTATATTTTCTGCTTCTGCTTCTGCCCTAACTAACTCAGGGTCTTGAACTTTGTCTTGAACTGCTTTTGCACCTGCTGCTAAAGAACCTGCCATAGTCTGAGGTTTTGTAGGGTCAAAACTACCTGCTACACCTTGAGCAAATGCACCAAGCCTACCCATAAAAGTATCCTGCTCTTGTGCTTTCTTTGCTTTAGCTTCTGCAATCTTAGTTCTTAACTCTTGTAGCTTTGTTAAATTTCCTGACATATTATCTAAAGAACCTAATAAATTAGAAGTTAAATAACTTTTTAATTTATCTTTTGAGCCTACAGTATCATTTCCTGTTCCTTCTTGATAGTTTGCAGTTAAACCTGATAATCCACCTCTTGACCTAAAAGCAATATGTCCACCACCTTTAAAACCAAATGAAGGAAATAAAGACCTGCCTGCATTTACAACTGACATTAAATTTTGAAAACCACTAGGCTTAGAAAATCCTTGAACTGTATCAAACGATTGATAAGGATAACCATACAAAGTAGACTGGTATCTATCCAAAAGTTGATAAGGATAGTCTTGCTTATCCATAAAGTTTTTATACGCTAAGTCAAGTCCTGTTTGGTCCATGTCTCTTTTAGCTTCTCCTACTCCTGATAAAGCAGTAAGTTCTTTTAATGCCTGTGCAGGTGCTTGAGAACCTAACGCTGCCAATGCACTACCTGCTTGTCTTTCTCTACCTTTTTGTTTTTCAAATGCAGACCTTGCATCTTCAAAAGCTTTTTGAGAACCTAAAACCTGCAAGTCAGAAAGTCTCTGACCTAAGTCTTGTGTACCCTCTGCTTCTATAATTGCTCTTGCAGTTCCTCTTCTACCACCACCTAATGCACTTTTTAAACCTATGTCTTGCATAGTTTTTTCAAAGTCTTCTCTTGCTTTTCTTTTTGCAACATCAGTTACTGCCTGTTGATAAGGACTCATATATTCCTGTGCAGTTTCTGTAGTAAACTTATCTGCAAGACCTTTAGCTAAATCAGTTGCAGGGTCAAAATATTTTTTACCTTCGCCTACTAAACTAGAAATACCTGTCATTGCTGCTTTTTCTTCAGGAGTAAAGTCTGCAATTCTTTCTCCTTCGTAGTCTACAAACCCTGCATCTTTTCTAGCTTCATAAAGCTTTTTCATTTCAGATAATATATCAGCTAATCCTGATTTAAAATCTTCGGGTGTATTGTAACGATTTTCTCTTTCTACATCTGAATCAAAAGTTCCCATTATACCATATCCTTTAGTTCTTTTATTGCGTTAATTGGTTTTTGTTGTTCTGTTGTACCAAATGCTTTCATTCTCATTTCCTTTGTAAAAGCATCTAATTTCTTTGCACCTGCATCAGATGACCCATTACCTAACATTGCAACAAGGTCTGCAGGCATTACATATTCATCTGCACTTAGTCTTGCACCCTTAATTACAGGGTCTCCATCTACTTTAAAGTTTATATCATCAGACATACCATCACCTCTGTCATCATACACCTGACCTTCAAAGTAATCTTTAGGTCTCATACCTTCTGCTAATCCTATAATACCACCATCTTTATATTGTGATTGACCTGACCTTAATCTATCTATAGCTTCTTTAAATACCTTTGCTGAATCCTTCATATTCTGTCTTATTTGTTGTATTCTACCGGGGTCATCACCTAGTTTAAAAGGCATAGGTTTAAAAGGTATTTCAGGAAACCTATCATCTAAACTAGGATGAATAGGTGTAGTGTTAGGTCTTAAACCCTTAAAAGGATTATCAGTATAAGGCATTGGTCTTGGTTGTCCTAAATTTGGTGTCATTGGTCTTGGTTGTTGTCCACCACCTATACCACCATTAAATTCTATACCAAATCTTTCTTCTGCCATTCCTTCTACCTCATCTAAGAATGGGTCAATATCTCCACCACTTTCTTCTCTTGCCTTTTCCATCAACTGTCTTTGAATATGTTGACCAAAAGTAGCCAAACCACCTGAACGTAAATTAGCCATTGCACCCTGTTGAGGTTGTGGCATAGGTCTTTGTATAGGTATTTGTTGTTGCTGCGGTGCAGGCATTTCTTTTTCTATGTCTTTCATAGTTAAAGTTTTTAATTTTTCCTTTCCATACTCCATTAAATCTTTCATTGCATCTTTTGCATTTGGCATTTCCATTAAAGAAACAAGACCTTCCATTTCATCTTCTAAACTAAATGCTTCAGGCAAACCTGTTGCAGGATTACTTGTCATCTTACCCATTCTTTCCATCATGTCAATTTCAGGCTTAGACATATGCACTAATTCAGTATCACCTCTTCTTCCTCTCATTGCAAGAAGATTAGCTAAACCACTTATGGGTGCATTTCTATTGGTCAAGTATGCCATTTGTTCTCCCTATCCTATTAGGCATAGCGTAATAAGATTGTTCTTTCGTCATGTTTGACTGAAAGTTACTGATTTTATTATTACTTTTATTATACAACATTCCTGTGTTTAATGCCATACCCTGTATTGTTTTTGTTCCAAAATAGTCATTTGTTTGTGTAATTCCCTTGTTTACATTACTTACAAAAGTACTATCTGCTATAAATTTAAAATAATCCATTAATGAAAATCCACCCATGCATTGCCTGTATATCCTTTAAACTTGCTTTCTCCAATAGAAAATGCAATATCCCCTGCATTAGGACTAGCTAATTCAGTTACAGTTACAACAGAAATAACTGTTGATGCAGGTCTTATAAGTTCTATGTCATCCCTTGTTTGAAGAAGTGCAGTCAGTCTATTGCTCCAACTTGCAATCTCTTCATACATATCATTTATATCTTTTATATTTCTATATACAGTAAACTGTGGATAAGTTGCCATTATCTTTTACCATCATTTTGTAATGCCATCCTTACAGAACCCCATCTCCAAGACCCATCATTTGTTCCTGATACTTTTACAAATGCCTGTCTTCCTCTTGCTCTCATATCTACTTTTTTAACACCACCATTAATTACAAAAGGACCTTTTACAGTTTCTTCTGTAGAGTTAGGAAACTCTTTTAAGTTTACAAATATATTTACATTTTGATTATTATCAAATTTATAGTCAGGTATAATTCTATTAATATACATAATGTCATCACCATCACCTACATCAAAAAAAGCAGACTTAACAAAAGAACTTAAATGATTTCCTTCACCATCTGTATAAAATCCTTCAGGCTCATTATCAAATAAAAAATGATTTGCATCTGTTACAGAAGCAACATCAGTTCTTTTACCTGTTGCAAGAGTATTAGGAAATACTGTTCTATCTTTAAATGTAGTATAAAAGGTATCTCCAAATACCCATGTTCTTTCTTCTGTATTATAAATTACATAAGCATTAGGTTCTGTAGAATTAGCTTTAGGATATAACCATATGATTTCTTTAAACTCTGAATTAATTCCTGCATATACTTTATCTTTATTTGTATTATTAAAATCACCAAATAAATGTCTTCTTATAGTGCAAGGTAAATTTCTTACTCGACCATCATAAGCATAAAAATTATTATCACCCATCCAATAAGATATACCATCATAGTCAATAGCTGCATGAGGAGCAATTAAACCACACCTAGTACCTAACTGAGTAAATCTAAATACAGTTGAACTGTCACCTGTAAAGACCATATTATGTAAAGAGTTATCTGTCCATATTAATATTTCTCCTCTTGACCTTACTGCACCTATTATTTCAGTACCATCTGCAAGAGGATTTTCTCTTGATGTAGTATTACTTGCTACTGACCAATTAGAAAAATCTTCTTGAGTAGACCAACGAACTAATAAGGGGTCAAAAACTCCTGAAATAGAATTAGTTCCAAAACATATAACATGACCATCATTAGGAGATACAAGTATAAAGTTAGACTTTTGTGGTGCATTAGTTGCAGTAACAATAGGAGCATTAACTACATCTGTAGCACTTGTAACAGGTTTCATTCTTTCAGGTGTAATTGATACATCCTGTTGAAATGCATATATTCTACCACCTCTTCTTACTGCCAATACATATTCTTCATAGTTATCAAAAGACCATTGATTACTTCTAAATGTAATATTAGAAACAGATGAAGGTTGATTCCATGCTCTTATATTTGTTGTTGTAGTTCCTGCATTGTAAACACCTGCACCATATCCTAAACCCTGAATAGCATCTGTTAATTCATTACCTAATAAAAAAGCAACAGAAACTGTAGTACCTCCTGCTTCTGAGGATGTTTCTGCTGCAACAGTTACTGCATTTATTTTAAAAGAATTTAAATCTGCTACACTTGCAACTGCATAAATTCCTGTACCTAAAGAAGTTGTACCTACTAAATTAATATTACCACCTATAGAAGCTGCACCTTCTACAACTATTCTGTCACCTGCTTTTCTTCCATGATTAGTAATACTTACTCCTACTTCCTTAGAGCCTTGAGTTGTAGAAAATATATTACTATCTTGAACAACAGTTACAATAGGAGTTACATCATAAAATTGTTGGTCTTTTTCTACAATAACTTCTTTATTTGTTCCTATTATAATATGTTTTCTTGAATCAAAATCTGTCCATGCAAGAATATCTCTAGGAGTTCCTGTAAAACTACTGCTATTATGTTTTTTATAACCTCTTAAATTTTCAGGTTTGCCTTGCCTAAATCTTACTCTATTGCCTTCAAACCATTTACCTTCTTCTCCATAGCTTGTAGACTCTTTATGAAATCCGGGTAAAAATTCTAGCTTAGTTAATTTTGAATCTGTAGATGCCATTACTGAGTCCTTGAATATTTACCTGTATAGTTTGAAACATCAATACCTCCAGTTGGTACTCCTGATGCATTATTTGTTACACCTGTTCCACTAAATGCAGGGTCTGCTCCAAGAGGATTACCATCTGCATTTAATGCTGACCTTGTACCTGTAAAACTCCAATCTTCATCTGTACTATTTAAATTAGTAACAGTTGTAAGTGAGCTTGCAGTTACAATTGCAGTTGTACTTACACCTGTAAAACTAATATCTGTATCATTACCATTATTAACTGCAAATGCTTTCCCTTCTGTATAAGTTCCTGCATTAGGCAAAGTTACACTTGTCATTGTATATGTAGTGCCATAATCAGAAGCACTAGGTCCTTGTCTATTTAAACTATTTGCACCATTAGATGAAGTAGGTCTATGAGTCCAAAACCATTTAGATACATCAATATTATTAGAAGTTCTACTTTTTAAAAAGAATTTTAAAACATGAGAAGTATTAGTAAAGAAAAATTCATATGAGCTATTAGCAACAACTGATGTTGTAATACCTGTTGCAGAACCTCCTGATACTGTGCCTGAAGCACTACCTCCATCTCCTGATAATGCAAAGTTATTTCCATCAATAGTTCCACTATAAGTAAACTTAACAGGACTACCTAAATCAGTTTTAAGTCTTGTAGCACATCTACCCTGTCTACTAGCAGGATAAATATAATTAGCAGCATCATAATAAGGACTATATAAGTCTGTATTAATAGAAAATATTGCAGACCCCATACCACCATTAGGAAATGCAGAAGAACTTACACCTACAGGAACTGTATTACCATAAGACTTTGGGTATACTTGAGAACTATTTTCTGTACCAATATTATCAGGTGTCCACTCCATACCTGCATATACTTCATCTCCTGTTTTTACAGGAAAGTCTTGAACATTATCTGCCACAGAAACAATTACATCTCCTGTTGCACCTGCACCACCACTTACAGATGTTACAGTTCCTGTACCTGTTCCATTACCTGCTAAAGACTGAGTAGAACCTTTTGTTCCTTCAATATACCATAACTGATTAGTATTATAAACTTGTAAACTAGCAGTTCCACCATTTGCAGAAGCAGTAACAGTTTCTGTCAAAGACGTAATATTAATTGTATTACCCATTCCATTACCATGTTGAGTACAATAATATTTTAAAGTATTAGGTGCATTAGGTGGCATAACAATAACTACAGTTGCATTTGTCTGTCCTTCTGTTCCACTTACAGTAACTGCAGTTGTATAACTTGCATCAGAAGCATCTCTAAATCTAAAAGGATGATTTTGATTAGAAGCATCACTTACATCAAATGTATATGTTACACCTCTTTTTAAATTTAACACAGGATTAGCTGCACCATCTATATAAAAAACTCCACTAACTACAGTAACTACAAAAGTTTCAGGAGGTGTTATAGAATAAAATGATATATCAAAAGTATTATTATTAGTTATAGCAAACGACCTTGTAGGTATTGATACAGATTCTAATCTTCCCATTGCTGCATAATTACTATAAGCATTATGGTCATTACCACTATCTCTACTGCCTTGAGGTGAATAATACTGTCCAGTATAAGGATTATAATAAGGTTCTGAAATATAATCAGGATTGCTAGTGCTTGAAGCATTAGTGTTATTAGTAACACCTTTTTTAAACATTCCAGTGCTACACCAAACATAAACCTTATAACCATTGTCACTTCTACTTCTTCTAGCATCAGTCATTCTATAAAATTCAAAACTTCCTACTGAACCTGTTACTCCAGACATTAAAGTTCCTACATTATTAAAACTAAAACCATTAGCAGTTAAACCATTTATATTTGCACCTTTCGCACCTGTAAGACCTAACCAAGTTTGTCCTGAAGGTATATTATCGGGTGTTCTAATTCCATGTTTATCTCTATAAGGCTCGTTTCCTAAAGTATAATTTTCATTAAATGTAATATTAAAGTTAGGACTTGTCATTGTTATAACTACTGAACCATCTCCTAGTGTAGGTGTTGCATTATAACTACCTGAACCATTAGCAGAAACTCTTACTGTTCCACCTGACGTAATTAGTCCTTGTCCTTTTATTTCTAAAGTATCATTACCATTATATGAAATTGCACTTTGATTTTGACCATTTATAGTTTTACCATTTACATCTAGTATAAGTTTTTTATGATTATCATTATTATTAATAACTAACTGACCATCAATATTACTAACTATTTTATAAAACTGAACAGGCAAATTATCTTTAATACCTGCTACAGTATTAACAGTTCCTGACGTACTTATTTCAGTAAAACCTACATTTGATATTAAAGTTATAGCCATTTACTATGCCTTAATTGTTTCCACAAAAGAAAATTTATTACCATTATATATACCAATTGCAAGTTCTGTTGCACTTGATAAACTAAGTCCTTGTGAACCTGTATCCCATGAAATTATCATTTTATTTGTAGTTGTAACTTTATCTATAATTACATATTGACCTATACCTAATCCACCTGTAGAAACAGAAACTGTAACATCATTAGCACCTGTATTAACTCTTTGATATATAGACTTTGTTGCAGAAGTATCAACTGCACCATTAGCAGTTATTGCATTAGGCACAAGAAAGTTACTAAATATTTTTGAATCATTATCTTCATTTTTAAATAAATTAATAGTTGTTCCATCTGTAGCAATCATCATGCTTTTACCTGATTCAGTTGCAGTTACTGCAGTTCCTGAACCTGCTTTAAATAAAACATTATATTCACCTGTTGTTCCGTTGTGAACAAAATATATTTTTTCTTGTGCAGGTATTGCAACAGTTACATCTGCAGTTAAAGTTCCTTCTAGTCTTAAACCTGATTTTCTTGCTTGGTCTGCTGCTCCATTACCTGTTGTTAATGTTACTCCTGTATTTGAAACAGAAACAACTTGATAACCTGCAATTGCATCATCTATTAAATCTATTACATTTTGATTTAATATTAATCCCCATGCATTAGGATTTTCTCCATCCCCTTGCTTTTCAAGTCTTATTCTACTTGTATATGTTGAAGCCATTATTTACTCCCTATTAGTATTTTATCTAATTTATCTTCTAATCTTTTAATTGCATCCATAAGGTCATGCATATCTTCTTTAACATCATCCTTACGTGCATACTCTTCTCTTGTTTTATTAAGTAATATTTGTAAACGCTTTACCTCTTGAAACATTTTATTAAATGCCCATCCAAAAGGAACAACAATCATTGTTAATATTATGTTCCAAAATAACATTGCGTCTATTTCCATATTATAACCTTTTTACTTTCAATATAAAACTTTAATTAACTTCCTGAATATTAAATCTTGCTGCATTACCTTGCACAACTATAGTATCTGAGCCACCTTGTCTTTTAACTACAACTTGATATGTATCACCACTTGTTACACTAATCATAAAGTTAATAGAAGCAGTTTGGTCACCTCTACCTGATGTACGATTATATGTTATAGCAGTAGTTCCTGTAACAGAACTAAAAGAACCACCACTAGGTTTCTTTTGTAGTTCTATCTCACAATCAGAACGAGAACCACCCGATGTTATCTTTGTTGTAACATCTGCACTGAATCTAAATATACCTGTTTTATTTATTGTTACTTCACCTGCACTTTCTACAAACACTGAGTTATTTGAATTTAAAGTAACTGTATCAAAATCTATTTTAGCAAATGAACTTGTAAGGTTTGCACTATTACTACTTCTAAAAGCTTGAAAGTACTCAGATTTTAAAGCTATAGTACCACTTGCATCAGGTACTGTTACAGTTCTGTCAGCAGTAGGGTCTGTAATAGCAAGTGTTAATTCAAAATCATCTCCAGTTGCACCTTCAAACTTTAATGAACTTACAGGGTCACCAAATAAAACTTCACTTACATTATTAACTTTAAACTGGTCTGCTTTAATATCTAATACTGTTTTAAGTTCTCCGGCTCTTTGTACTTTATAGATTAACCTAGAATCCTCTGTACCATCTGTCATATCTTCAATTTTGACTCCCATAGAGCCATAAGTTATTGTTTCTCCAGCATCATTTCTTCCCTTAAACTGAACATCACCAAGAAAATCACCATCAGCAGGAGAAGCAGAGTTTCTATCTAAAGTTAATATTGGAGCTGCAGTAGAACCTGCGTCAGTAGATGTAAGAGTTCCATTAAAACTACCACCTCCACCACCACTACCAATACCTAAGTTTGATGGTGTAATCTTTTTCATTGTGCCACCATCATCAATAAGCACAAAGTCTGCATCACTACTTGATGTTGTGGTTGTTGGTGTGTCTGAGTTACCTGTTGTTAATATTGTACCAGTAGCATCAGGTAATGTATATGTTCTTCCTGCAGTAATACTTGCGACTTGTAATTGAGCATGAACACCTGAACCACCTGCTGCTTCCCATCTTAATGGTAAACTTCTTCTTATTTGTATACTATGACCAGTTATATCAAGTGCATCTAACATAGTGCCATTAGCCATAGCTTGAAGTCTTATTCTACCATCTTCACTTCCATCTGAAACATCATCTGTCATTAAAGTAATTTTTGTAAACTCAGTTTGTTGATTTGCATCATTGTCTGCTTTAAATGATATTCTTGATTCATTGTGAAAGTCTGCAGCGTCTGAATGGTCATTAGATATTAAATGTAAAACTGGACCTAAGTCTGCTGTAGATGAAATATAAACATTGCCACTTTCGTTAAGTACTACATCACCAGTAGCATCAGGTAAGGTGATTGTTCTATCTGCTGTTGGGTCTGTGACAGTAAACAATGTTTCAAAATTATCATCTGTAGACCCCTCAAATCTAATGTCTGTGTTTTGCATTAAATGAAGGTCACGATAAAAAAAGTTTGCACTATATCCTATTTGATAAGCAGTAAATCTATTTCCAGCTTCAACACCCTCAAATCTTATAAGACCACCTTCACTACCATCTGTAGGGTCAGTTATAATCCCAGTAATTCTTGCATATTCAATTTCATTACTAGCTGAGTCTTCTCCTTTAAAAGAAATAGCTCCAAGTAAATCATTAACTGCTGGACTAGCACTGTTTCTAGTTAAATTAATTTTAGGTCCTTCTGTTGCATCAGCATCATATGCTGTTAAAGTCATTGAAGGGTCAACTGTTGAAGTAAAAAAGGTATGAGTTATATTTCCACCACTATTGACAATATCAAAAAGTTTACTATCAACATTTGATTTAAGTTGAAGTCTAGTAGCAGCGTTATCACCTGATTGTTGAAACTGCCAACTTCTATCTGTAGCAAAAGTTAAAAGAACATCACCACTATTGCCACCAGTAACTGTAAGACCACCACCTATTGTGGCATCACCATTACTGTCTTGTACTACAACAGTACCAGTTGCATCAGGTAAAGAAATAGTTCTATCGGCAGTAGGGTCTACTACTGTTAACGTAGTTTCAAAATCATTATTTGTTGCACCTTCAAAAGCAATATTAAAGGTTTGAGCCATTTTTATATTTGCTTGAAACTCATTTAAACCAAATTTTGCTTGGTAGTAGGTTTTATTAACACCATTTAACATTGCTCTTATTTCAGTTCTTGCATCTTCAGAACCATCTGTAGCATCAATTAAACTAGAACTAATACTGCCATACTCAACATCTTGTCCTGCATCATTTTTACCTAAAAATCTAACCTCTCCAATTTGGTCATTAGCTGCTGGAGAAGCACTGTTTCTAAATAAATTTAAAATAGGTCCGTCACTAGCACCTGCATCAGTAGACTCAATATTAACAGTACCACTTTCATTAACAAGAACTGTACCAGTGGCATCAGGTAATGTAATAGTTCTATCTGCAGTTGGGTCTGTAACTGTTAAGGTAGTTTCATGGGCATCACCAGTTGCACCCTCAAATTTTATTACTTGACTATTGTGCATATACAATGTGTTAAACATTGTAAGTTGTTTAAATACATAAAGATTATTAAATGCCATTTGTGCATAAATATCCAAAGAACCACCTTGCATTACTTTGAACTCTAAATAGCCACCTTCGCTACTGTCACTTGCATTAGTTATTTTGCCATGTATTTGTGCATAATTTATAGCTTCAGAGTTATCATTATTTCCTTGAAATAAAATATCACCGAGCAAATCACTATTAGCAGGAGAAGCAGAGTCTCTTTTAAGAATTAAAGTTGGGTTTTGACTTGCATCATCATCTGAGTTTAGAAGTGTTAAGTCACCAAAAACTTGTCCACCATCAGAAAGAGTTCTAATTTTTTCAGCACCATTATGAAAAAGTCTAACCATACCACCTTGGTCAAATATAGCCATTTGTGCAGAATCTGCTGCATTTCTAAAACTATAAAAATTTGATTTAAAAATTAATGCTCCAGTGCCAGAGCCTTCATCTATGTATGAATTATTACCATTGTGATATATTCTTAAATCACCATCAGTTCCAATTTTTATTTCTTCATTGTCAGGAAATGTTAAATCACCAGTTAGAGTTTGATTTCCTGCATTTAATAAAACAGTACCACTAGCATCAGGTAAGTTAATATTTCTACTAGCAGTTGGTGTTGGAGGATTTATTTGAACAACAAAATTTGTGCCATTAGGTTGATACCAAGATAAAGGAGTAGTATTAAATAGCAAAATATTTGTTGAGGTCATATGCAAAAGTTCAGTCAAAGTACCATTTTTCATTGTACTATAAACTAATCTGCCATCTTCTGTACCATCAGTTACGTCATCTGTTAACATTTTAACTTGAGCAAAAGTAGTTTCTTCATTAGCACTATTTTCTGCTGTATAATTAATAATTCCTTCTGTATTAAAATCTGCTACATCACCGGGGTCATTAGACCTTAAAGTTAATATTGGACCACCATCTACAGTAGAAATAATTCCTAATGTATTAGAAATATTTGTAGGTTTATTTAAACTTATAGTATTTGCAGCCATTTCTACAAATGTAACCATACTGCCATTTTGCATTATATCTAATTCAAGTCTTCCTCTTTCATTTCCATTAGTAGGCTGCATAATACTTGAAGTTATTGACGCATATCTTACCTTATCATCATTATCATCTTCACCATAAAAATCTATACGACCTAAAAAATCACTAGCTGCAGGACTTGCACTATGCCTATATAGTTCTAATAATGGAGCAGAACCTGCACCTGCATCTGTAGATATAATAGATAATGTACCAAACATATCTATATTCAAACTTGAATCAATAGTTAAAGCATCTTGTTTACCTGATGGAAATAATGCAGAACCATCAGAACTTGTTTTTGATATAGCAAAATGACCATCACTCAATATTCCTGCTGACCAATGTATTAAACCACTGTCATGAAATTTTATACCACTGCCATTACTAAAAGTTTTTGCACCAAGTCCATCACCAATTCTAATCCAAGTATCAAAGTCTGCACTTAAATTATCTGAACTATTAGCATCACTACCACTTACTGCCACACTTAATTTACCTGATGGACTAACAGTACCAATACCTACTTTGCTATTAGTTCTAACACGCATTACTTCTGAACTATTAGCATTAAATACCAAATCATCATTAGAATAAGTTCCAACAATACCTGCGTTAGACGCATCAATAGGTAACATACGTAAATCTACAGAACCATTTGTAGTTCGTATCTGACCTGCTACATCAAGTGGAACTGCAGGACTACTAGTACCAATACCTACGTTGCCATCTTTATCAATACGCATACGTTCTGTATTAATAGTTACATTTGGAGTATCAGGGTCTCTTCCAGTTGAGCCAGTAAAAAAAGCTAAACCTGTTGGCATATCTGTTGCAGAATTAAAATCACCTTCTGAAACACCAGTAATAGCAGAACTGTATAAGATATTACCAACTGTTCCATCTGTATGATTTCCACCAAAACCTATAATACCAATGGTTTTTCCAGTATCTAAAAGTTGGTCAGTTCTATTAGTTGCCAACATTAATTTTCCTGAGAAAGCATAGCTGTCATTAGCATCACTACGTTTACCAATTATTCTTAATGATTTAGATGCTGAAGAATCACTAGGGTCTTCGATTGTAACTCCAGTAGATGCAGTTTCAAACACTTTAGAATTATTATAATATAAATTAACTGCACCATTAACAGTAGCATCTAAATAATATGCATTACCTAATCTGCTCATTAAATGTAAATCATCTGATTGTATTTGTAATGTTCTTAAGTTTGTACCAGTAGTAATTATACGACTATCAAAGTCATCAGTAAAAGGTGATTTTAAATCTATAAATCCACCACTTGAACCACCAAGTTCAATTCTACCAAATCCATTTCCGTTGTTAACATCTATATGTGATGTCGTAGTAAGTCTTCCAGTTACTATTACACCATTAGTTTCAGTTTCAAACTTTTTAGCATTATCATAATAAAGTTCTACTGGTCCATCTGCTCTAAACTTAGCCATTGTTTCAGAAGCTAAACCTTTAGTAATTATTACACCATCAGTTGTATTATCTGATTGTAAATATATACGACCACTTGTTTGATTTCTTATTACACCTGAACCTGCAGAATGAAATATTCTTAAATCATTATCATCACCAAAAATTAAATTTAAATCGTCACCAAACTTTAAAATATCTGCAGATTTATCAAATACTAGATTGCCACTTGCACCATTAAATGTTGCATCTCCATCTATTGTTAATGCATTACCTTCAAGATTAGCAACTAATGTTCCTACTGCATAACCAGTGCCACCAGTATTAACTGTTGTTGTAGGTTCTACTTGTAAGTCTTTAAATAATTTAAACTTACCACTGTCACTTGCATCTCTAAATAAACCTGCATATAAATCTTGACTACCACTTGTGTCATATAAACCATAGAAACCTATGTCTACAACATCTGAAGAATTATTATTATTTGCTAAAATTATAAGAGGGTCTTGAACACTTAATGTAGAACTATTAACAGTAGTTGTTGTTCCACTAACAGTTAAGTTGCCACTTATTGCCACATTACCACTACCATCATCTACTAATACTGTTCCTGTAGCATCAGGTAATGTAATAGTTCTAGTTGCTGTAGGGTCTGCTACTTTTAATATTGTATCATTAGTATCATTTGTTGAGCCTTCAAAAGAAAGTTGATTAATACGATTAATATTATTTTGTTGCATATTTAAAGCAAAAGAAGCATACATTTGCCCAGCAGCACCATTAAATGCTAACATTCGTGTAAGAGTTCCACCTCTCATTACTTCAATAGCAATTCTACCATCTTCAGTGCCATCAGTTACATCAGCAATCTCTCCTGCTATATGTGCATATTCAACATCTTCATTAGCATCATTTTTTCCTCTAAATAATATATCACCAATATTATCATCATCTGCAGGACTTGAAGATTGTCTATCTAATATTAAAGAAGGATTTTGATTTGCGTCACCACTAGTAGCTCTAATACGTGCATCACCAAATATATTTACACCATCAGATGTAGTTTGAAACTTTTCTGCTCCATAATGATATAATCTAACACTACCCTCAGAACCATCTGCTTTAAAATATGTAGTCGTGCTACCACTGCCATCATCAGACATAATATCAATATCTGCATCATCAGCATAGTTTCTAAATATTACATTACCTACTAAATTATTTAATGCTGTTTGAGAACCATTATGTAAAATTCGAAACTCATCACTATTACCTATTTTTAATACATCATTGTTACCAAGACTTATACCATCAGCTACAAGTTCACCAATAAGTGTTAAGTTACCAGTAAGTGTTTGATTGCCAGTATCTAAAAGCACTGTACCAGTTGCATCAGGTAGTGTAATGATTCTAGCTGCTGTAGGTGTAGCAGTTATTAAATCTACATCAAAGCTAGTTCCTCTTGTATTATTCCATGTAATTGAATGATTATCATGTTCTAAAAATAAACGATTAGATAGTAATTGATAAGAATCTTCCAACACATTTCCACCTCGTGTTAGATTAATTCTAAGTCTACCATCTTCAGTACCATCAGTAATATCTGCAGTAGTCATTTTTATTTCTGCAAAAGTAGT